ATATAAGTATTGGGATCCTGAGTGTGTCATTATTGAGGCTAAGGCGAGTGGTATGCCGCTGACCCAAGAGCTACGAACCATGGGCATTCCAGTGACTAATTATAGCCCAAGTAGAGGTAATGATAAATTGACGCGAGTAAATTCTATTGCTCCTATGCTGGAGTCTGGGTTAGTATGGGCACCAGATACCACATGGGCAGAAGAAGTGATTGAAGAATGTGCAGCGTTTCCTGCTGGTGAGCATGACGATTACGTAGATACTGTCACCCAAGCGCTGAGAAGATTTAGAGAAGGCGGCTTTATTGCACACCCCGAAGATTATAAAGATGAAGAAAGTACGCCTAAACAAAGGGTATATTACTGATGGCAGATGACCAATACAACAATATCGACAATAGCATAGTAGGTGCGCCCACAGGTTTGATGGGTGAATTGATAGATACTACCCCGCAAGAAGAAGAGGTAGTTGATATAGAGATTATAGCTGATGATAGTGATGGTGTAGAAATATTATTTGGTGCAGTAGAGGAATTATTAGGTGAAGAGCCAGATGATTTTTTTGCAAACTTGGCAGATAATTTATCAGCGGATACTAAAGTAGGTATAAGTACCTATGTAATGACAACGGTTGAGGAAGATAAGGCTAGCCGTGAAGAATGGGAAGAGTCTTATGTAAAGGGTTTGAAGTTACTTGGTATGAAATACGAGGAACGGACAGAACCTTTTAGTGGTGCAACAGGTGTAGTACACCCTGTATTGAATGAAGCGGTGACGCAGTTTCAAGCATCGGCTTATAAAGAGATGTTACCTAGTAGTGGACCAGTCCGCGCCCAGATAATTGGTGAAAGTAATAAGAAAACAGATGGCCAAGCCCAGCGCGTACAAGAATATATGAATTATATGATCATGTATGAGATGGAAGAGTACGAGCCAGAGTTCGACCAGATGTTATATTTCCTTGGTTTGGCAGGTAGTGCGTTTAAAAAGGTTTACATGGATGAGATGTTGGGTAGACCAGTGAGTAAGTTTATCCCAAGTGAAGATGTGGTGGTGAATTACTCGGCTACAGACCTTAGAAGTGCTGATCGAGTGACGCATGTTATCAGTATTAGTGATAATGAACTGCGTAAGATGCAGGTAACAGGGGTTTATTCGCAAGAAAGCATGACTTCTGGCGAAGGTACAGACGAAAAGGATGAAGTAAAAGAAGCGTATGATGATATAGAAGGCCGTAGTAGTGGCTATTCTGATAAAAACTTCACATTATATGAGTCCCACTGTTATTTAGATGTAGATGAGTACCCAGATCAAAGTGAAGATGGTGAAGAAACAGGTATAAAGCTGCCATATGTAGTCACTGTATGCAGAGAAACGCAAGAAGTCTTGTCTGTACGTAGAAATTATGCTCCAGATGACGTAAAAAAGGCCAAAATACCTCATTTTGTGCAGTATAAATTCACTCCGGGATTAGGGTTTTATGGCTTCGGTTTGATCCATTTATTGGGTAATTTGAGCCGTACAGCGACCTCGAACCTCCGACAATTGATAGATGCGGGTACTTTAAGCAATATGCCGAGTGGTTTTAAGGCTAGAGGTTTACGGATTGCAGATGAGGCAAACCCACTATCTCCTGGAGAGTTTAGGGATGTAGATGTTCCTGGAGGTGATTTAAAAGCTTCTTTAATGCCGTTACCTTATAAAGAGCCCTCGCAAACACTGTTTCAGCTCATGGGTTTCGTGGTAGAAGCAGCCCAACGCTTTATCGGGACAACTGATATGGGTATGGGGCAGGGTAATCAAGAAGCACCTGTCGGTACAACCATTGCTTTGTTGGAACGTGGCTCAAGGATTGTGAGTGCGGTACATAAACGGCTACATTCGTCTATGAAATCAGAGTTAAGGATGTTAGGACGGTTATTTGCTGAAGATCCTACCCCTTACCCTTATAATGTGGGTGTAGATGGGCAGATAAAAGCCCAAGATTTCGATAGCAGGGTAGATATCCTCCCTGTAAGTGACCCAAACATCTTTAGTATGTCACAAAGGGTGGTTTTGGCACAAGAACAGTTGAAATTAGCCCAAGCAGCCCCTGAATTACACAACTTATATGAGTCATATAAGCGTGTTTATGAGGCATTAGGGGTCAATAATATTGAGCAGATTTTAAACCCAGAACCGCAGCCACAGCCTTTAGATCCGTCAATGGAGAACCAAGAGGCAAGTAAAGCAGCAGCAGGACAGGGTCAAATGAAGGCTTTCCCTGACCAAGACCATGATGCTCATATTGCGGTACATTCAGCGTACATGAATAGTAAGATTGCCCAGATGCAAGCACCTCTTTTGATGACATTAGAGAAACATATCTATGAACATTTAGGTTTGAAGGCTCAAGTTCTGCACGATCAGCAAATGGCACAAGACCCACAGGCAGGACAGCAACCGCCTGAGGAACATGATAAGATGATTGCTCAGATACAGGCACAATTAATTGCTGAGTATCAGAAAACGCAACCACCTGCGGAAGAAGATGACCCACTTGTACGCATAAAAGAGCAAGAGTTGCAGTTGCGTCAACAAGAAATGGTAGCTGATCAACAGAGCGATCAGCAAAAGCTTGCGTTTGATCAACAACGTGCTCAACAAACTTTCCAGTTAGGGCAAGACCGCATTGATAGTACAGAAGATATAGCTCAGATGCGAGCTCGTATTGCTTTACAGAAACAAAGTCGGACAAGGGGCTAGTATTATGGCTGCTAAGAAAAAGAAACCAAAAGAAAAAGGAGCTCTTCATGTCGCGATTATTATTGGCGAGAGTAAAAATTCTGATAGAGGATCTGGGGGCAGCAATCGTCACGGTTTGTCGCATGGTGGGCAACCTGAGTTTATGGGGAGTGCCTATCCTTCAGCCGATACTGACAGGGTTAGTCGTGGTGGTGGTGCTGCGTTTGCTGGGATAAAATTTAGAGGAGTAAAATAAATGGATAAACGATTAAAGCAGCTCGTAGAATTAGTTGAAGGTGGGGATGAAGAACGCAGCTTCTGATATTGCTAGAGAATTCCCTGACCCATTTGAAAAGATATTTGGTATCCCTATGCCTAAGTTGTTTAACAAACGTGACGGTTGTATTATTGATAAAGAGGAACTCGTGACTCCTACAAACAAAAAACCTAGAGGTAAACCTCAAGGGGTAGGCAAAGCTATTAAAGGTTATGGGCGAGCTTATATGTCATGACCGAGTTTGATAAAGCTGACGCAGATAAAAACGGTAGTATTGATAGGACTGAGTGGAACCGACTTGCTTTAGAAGACCGTCGGCTTGAAATCGCAGATCATGATCTTAAACGCAACGCTGAACGTAGATTTACAGGCATGGCGTTGATGGGTATGTTGATTTATCCTTTTATTATTTTACTTGCTTCTGTGTTGGGTTTTGATAAAGCAGCCACTCTTATTACTGATATCGCGAGTGTTTACGTTATAGCTGCTTCGGGTGTTGTGGCTGCGTTTATGGGATTTAATGCTTATTCTGCAAAATCTGATAACAAGAAAAGCTCTTTTGAATTTGACAAAGGGGGGCAGTAATGGAAAACGATATCATTATTGAGCAATCAGCTTCTACAATAGGTACTAAAACAATAAATATCGGTACAGGTGGCTCAAGTGATGTTGAAGCAGGGATTGAGTTTATTTACTCTATGCGTGAACACTTAGTTGATGTTAGTGTAGCGACTATTTATGGTCTTGTGGTTTTTGCAGTTGTTCTGTGGTTGAAAAAGAAATTCTCTTAGAGGAGAAAACAAATGAGTTTGATTAGCAGCCTCATCGGTCCTGTTTCTGGGTTACTAGATAAAGTTATAGAAGATAAAGATCAAAAGGCTAAGTTGGCACATGAAATTGCGACTATGTCAGATACTTATGCCCAACAGTCTTTGCTTGCACAGCTAGAAATAAATAAAGCGGAAGCTGCATCTGGTAGTTTGTTTAAAGGTGGTTGGCGACCTTTTGTTGGATGGATATGCGGTGTTGCTTTGTTGTATCATTTTATTTTAACGCCTTTGATTTTATTTGTAGTTGGTCTTTCAGGGGCAACTATACCGCCTTTACCTGAGTTTGATATGAGCAGCCTGATGACAGTGTTGATGGGTATGCTTGGTTTAGGTGGGTTAAGGACTTATGAGAAACAAAAAGGATTAA